GATAGCACCGTTTTCCATGATGGCATGGAAAAGGATTGCTCTCCCTGTAATCGCTGTAATCCCGAAGATAATACAGTCTTCAACTTCTCCATGATGTTTCTTGCAATCATATAAATACTCTCTTCTTATTTGTGCATAGGTTGCTGGTATGTTTGCATTTAAGTAAGCCATAATTTATCCTCATTTTATATTACCCCAATTAGGACCAGATTCATAGTCCACTTTGTTAGGTACTTGTAATTCAACTGCGTGCTCCATAATTTCTTTTATTTTACTTGCGTGTTCTGGAGACTCTATAGATATATCAAGTTCATCATGCACTTGTATATGTGGTATGATACCCTCTTTATATAATTCTATCATTGCTTTTTTAGTCATATCTGCAGCTGATCCTTGAATTAATTTATTCAAAGCTTTGTAAGTATAGGCTCTTCTAATCCCTGGTCCATGTTCCAATAACGCATCATCATGTGTCATTGCTTTATGCATACCAAACATATTGGGCTCCCATAGATGAAACCTACATAGTCTTCCAAGTAAAGTTCTTATCTGACCACGTTGTTGTGCTCTTTGCATTACGTTATCCATTAGTTGTTTAACAAAGGGAACTCGATCATGGTATTGTTTAAACAGACCATCTGATGTTTCTTTATCTACCCCTAGTTCAGCCTGTAGTTTATTCTTACCCATACCATAGAATAATCCTAAGTTAATTGTCTTAGCTTGAGACCTTGGTATGTTAGCCATATCAGCAACGATTGTATGAAAGTCTGTATTAGGGTCATTATTATAGGAATCTAATACATCATCAACGCCATATAAATTCTGTAATCCTGCATAATGTACCACCAGCCTAGGCTCTTGCTGAGAATAGTCAAATACACCCCATCTATGGCCTTCCTCGGGTATAAATAACGACCTAATCATTGGTCCAAGTTCCTTGTTTCTTGCAGGAATTTGTTGAAGATTAGGATTAGAATATGAGAATCTACCAGTAACCGTTCCGCCATTATCTCCACGTAATTGATTTATTTCTGCATGGATTCTACCTTTATGAGAATGTTTTAGTATGGTATCTATAAAAGTTGTGTGAGCTTTATTAGTTTCTCTAGCCTGCGCAATCTTTTGAACCACTGGATGTGGATGATTTTGTAAAAAATTCTTAGTAAAAGAAGGAGCAGATGTTTTCTCAGTTACGTCATAAGGTAATTTTAATTTCTCAAAGACTTTGGCAATCGATCTTGCTGCCCATATCTGAGGTTCTATTCCTGTTTCTTTTTTCACTGCTAATAGTGCTGCTTGTTCTCTTGCAACTAATTTTTTCTTTAGTTGATTGGCTTCTTCCACATCTACACGAACTCCTAAGAACCTCATATCAACGAGGCAAGGAAATAGTTCTGTTTCCATATCGAAAATAGATTGGATATCTTGATTAGTTATTTCTGTTTTTAAATACTGCCATAACTGTAATGTAATAGCTGCATCTTTTTCTGCATACTGACCTACATACATTGCAGGTAATTTATACATTTCACCTTTAGGATCTATACCCCATTCTTTTGCTGCTGCGTATAATGCTGCTTCATCTTTTCCTGTACCTACATATCTTTTAGCACAAGTATTAAGATCAAAACGAAATTGATTCTCATCACATAAAGCAGATGCAATCATAGTATCTATAATAGTGCCATTAATTTTTAGACCCATAGATCTAATCCAACATACATCATACATTGCATTGTGAAATATTTTTACAGCATCAGTATTAAGTACATCTTGAAACCATTTAAGGACCATAGATTTATCCATGTTGCCACCACCGCCATGAGCGATAGGATAATATCCACACCAACCTTCAACAGCAACTGCTATACCAACAACTTCTCCTTTACCAATGATTGCTCCAGATCCCATCTTTGTTAGTTCGGGATCTTTGGTTTCTAAGTCAATTGATATTTCACTATGATCAGATAGATCTGGAAACTCTTCTGGTGGTAGCCATTCTGTTTGTGGTTTAAATATTATTTTCTGCATTTTTATTTATCCTTTTTACATTTGTTAATTGTTCCATATCCTGAAAAGGAACCATGGTAATTTTATCTTGTCTACCTTCACGTTGATAGATTTGATAAACTCCTTTTCCTTTTTCAAAATTCTTTTCTTTAAGTTTAGTTGTCACGTGTTCTAATAGTTCTTGTCTATTGACTAGTAGCCAATGGTCTATTCTTTCAAATACTATGTAGTCTGCTTTACCTTTTACCCAACCAGGTTTACCTCTAACATTGGTTCCTTCAACCCAAGCAATATCATCTTGCTTTTTATTATCCCAACGATTTACTTTCTTCATACCTTTGACATCAAACTTTAAAAGTTCATTATCTAAAGTACCTTTTACATCCCAATGCTCTTGCATATCTTGATAGTCATTTGCCCATGTAGGATCTTTTAGATTCTTTGCAAAGTTTTGTTCTATTATTTTTGCTCTTGCTCTATATTCTTGCCAACTCATTATTGCTCCTTTTTGTTGTAGTAACAAATCATTCTTAAACTTCCTTCATATTTTTTTAGTCTTCTTTTCATCTTTTGATTTTCGTCATATATTTTATTATATCTTTCAGTTAATCTTTTAATCTGTGGCTCATATTTTTTTCTGTAATGTAACTCCCAATTTTTTGCTATACTCATTTGTCATCTTTTAATTTTAGTATTTCTAAATCACAATAGTGTTTTATTTTCTCAAGGTCCTGTATCCCTGCTTTGTTTTTATATCTGCAAACGTATTTAATTACGTTGCCTTGAAAGAATGAAAGATCATTCTTTGATATAAATTCATAAGGTTGAATCTTAAATTTTTTATAATGAGATCCTCCAATTTGTTTATCTTGTGGGAACGCCTCATCTAGTACGCCTTTACTTGTCATATAATTTCCTCCATTGGGTAACATTTACTATCGTCTTTTGGTCTTATGATATGTAAGTGTTCCTTTGTTCTAGTTGCACCTACGTAAAATAATCTTGTTTCATCATCTTGATTCTTGTCGTATGATTTTTTAGTATTGTATGTAAGGTCAGTGAGTAAGACTACGTTGTCTTCTTCTCCACCTTTAGCACTATGAATGGTTGATAGTTTGATCCGTGGTTCTTGATTCAACATCTCTCCATTACGTTTCATACGTCTTATATAAGTAATTCTTTTCTCTCCAGCTTGATCGAAAGCTTCATACCAAATCTCATTAGTTTGAAGTCCATAGTCATTATGTAATTGGTCATAACTATACAATCCATTCTTCACCATTGATTTTAATTTATCCTTGTTCCATTTTTCTTTGCTGATGTACTTTGAAATATTTTCTATTTGTTTTGAATCAAGCATCTGTCCTTTAATTAAATACTCCCAATTAGTTGCAGCGATTTGAATATCTTTTTCATAAAGTTTTTTAAATCTATTCTCATAATAAAACCCTTTGTCTCTTAATGTTTCTTCTAGTGCATCCAACATTGATCGTGTTCTAGTTAACACTAACCATTTACCTGTTGACATATCTACATCTTCAAAGTGATCGTAAGAACTTAGCTTTCCTTCGTGTTGTTTAGGGTTCCAACTCTTCTCTACTCTATTATTAACTCTACCAATAATTGAGTTTGCTAGTTCATGTATCTTTCTTGGAACTCTTCTAGATTCTTTAAGTTCAATAATCTTTCCTTTTTGTGCAATGAATGAATCAACATCTGCACCAGCCCATCTAAATACAGCCTGGTCATCATCCCCTGCAATAAAAGAATCAACTGTTTTATCAGTGATATGTTTAACCATATCCCATTGCATTAGAGATAGATCTTGAGCTTCATCTATAAATACAACATCAAAGTTTGGTGATTTTTCTTCTTTGATAAAATTTAAAATCATATCGTTGTAGTCAATAAGATTATAGTCTTTTTTATATTGTACTAGTTGTTCACTTAAATGAATTAGAGTTGAGTATTCAACATCTTGATTATGTTCTTTTAAATTATACTGTTCATCTATTGTAATGTTTCTAAGTTTAGCTAGATTAATTATTCTAAGATAATCACTTTTAGTAGAGAATAATCCAGTCTCTTCTTCATCATAATCATTGTAGTCTAGAAACAAATGTTCTTTTCTTCCCAAATCTTCATAGTGTCTCTTCTGCATTACTTGATTTTTTTTCAAGCCTAGTGATTTAAAAGCTAATGAATGTAGTGTTCTAAAATATGGAAGATCATCTTCTTCTAAATTAAATTTTTTCATTGCTCTTTCTTTAGCTTCGTTCGCAGCTTTCTTTGTAAAAGCAAAGTAACCAATTCGATCTGGGTTTGTTGTCTTTAGATATTCATCTACCTTTTCTAACAATGTATGTGTCTTTCCTGTACCTGGTGGGCCGAATACAATTGTCTTCATTAATAAGGATCCTTTTCTTTTAAGGTCTTAGGTGTATGAGTTTTATCTGGTTTCTCAAATGCATCTACTACCATAATTGTTGGTCTCTTCTTACCAATTACAATTCGATCATCACTACACTCGCAATATTCTTTTAGCATTTGTTGTGTAACTTGTGGTTTCTCTGGCCATTTTTTTCTAAGCAAATGTCCATGATAAAATTTATGAAATATAAATTTATGTTTACCTTCTTCTGTGTAGACGTTTCCATTTAGAATATCTTTCTTAGTAGTTTCTGCTGCAGTTCTGTTGGTACAAAACTCTTCTAGATGTTCTTTTAACTGATCTATCATTGAAGAACCTACTGGTGCTTTAATTAATTCAATACCTTGAAGCAACATATCAGTATACTTTTCAAATTCTTTGACCGTGATCCGTGGTGGTTTTTTATTGATTTGTTTTACAACAGTTCTTCTAAACAATCTTTGTTCCATTAAACAATCGATGTTATCTAGTTTCACCCTGTCCCCATCTACATTGACCCAGTAATAAGGTTCATCTAGTTCTACTTTTTGTAGATCAGATAGTATTGGAAATACTGCATCGCCACCAATACCATACTTCCTAGTTCTACATAATTTCTTATCACAATGATTACACATTGGATCTTCGTTACATTTAAAACCTAAATCTTTACCATCATTAAATTTTATTTTACCTTGAACAATTCTATCTTCTAAAGGTCCTTCTGGATGTTTTTCAAAGTATTTATAATTGAATGCATTGATCTTTGTTTGCCAACTATCTGGCCATTTTCTTTTTGCATATTGTATGTATTGATAGATAACTCTGTCTCTACCATCTTTTAGTTTACTTTGTGTCAATAACTGCAAACAAGGAGGGCCGTCGACTAAATCTTCAGCACCTCCCTGTAGCAGATTTTTCACATGGGCTAGTGAAAACTCTTCTAATTGTTGTTTTGTAAATCTATTTGCATTTACAACTTTT